CTTCGACGTCGGGGCGTCCATATCCGTCAAGGCGGCATTGATTTCAGATTGAGAAATCATCAGGCAAGGCTCCTTGTTCGCGCGATGAGAATCGCGGCGGGGTGTAGTCGCAAATTGTGGGGAGGGGTTTAGGCGGCTTTGGTCTTGGCGGTTTTTAGAGGCTTGATCGGCACGAGCCGGTTGCCCTTGTTGTCGTACCGCTCCGGCCAGAGTTCATGCAGGGGCACTTTGAGGAATTTGGAGATGGCCTGATCGGCAGACGTAATGGGTCGTTTGCGGGCAAGGGTGATGCGGATCAGGGTCGGGTCGATCCCATACTTTTCGGCGACAGACTTGAGCGTGCCGCCTCGGCGGCCGATCTCTGCTTTGATTTCGTGCTTGTCCCAGACCCTGGCGTTCGGCATATGCTGGCCTCTCATAGGCTATTTGCTCTGTTTAATCGGCTACGTGCTTACAAAAATAGTCATAGGATGATTTGTTTCATCCCGTCAATCGGTCTTTCTTATTTTTTTAGGCATCAAGCGTTGTCGCAAAAGCTAGACCCGGACCTGAAGCAGGCACGACTGAGCGATCAGGCGAAGCGGATAGATGACGTCATTGAGCGCGTCGGCGGCACATTAAAGGCGGCTGAGTTGGTTGGCGGTCATCGAGGAACTATTTTGAAGTGGCGGAAGGGCGAAGCAAGATTGCCACTTGATGAGGCTTCAACGCTTGCTAAGGCCGCAGGCGTCTCGCTCGACTGGATCGCGACGGGCATCAATAGCGCCGATGATGACGGGGTGCTGATCCCTCGCTATGACGCGACCCCGGACGGGCAGCCGCTTGCGCGCCCTAACGACGTTGACACCATTACAGTGCATCGCGATTTCTTTCCCCAGAACCGTCTTGCTGCCAACAGCACGGGCATTGTCCGCGTGACTGGCAATGCGATGGCTCCGTCACTACCAGACGGTACCCTGGCTATCCTCGATATGCGGGTAAAGCTGTTTCAGGACGATGGCGTTTACGTGATGGGGCACCCGAACGGCTTTATTGTGCGGCGTGTGTCCATTCGTGGCGAACGGGCGTACTTCAAGACCGATAACCCTGCCCACGGCGACACCTACGCTGCGCCCGAAGACATGCTTTCGGTTCCGATTTGGGGGCGTGTTGCCCTAACGCTGACGCGGACCTAACGTTAGGGTGGAGGAGGGCGGCAAATGGCCTGACCCTCATCCTTGCCGCTAAAATCACTTGATGTCGCTGCCTGACCCTAAAATGGGGCGTTAGTCCTGTTTAGGAGAACGCCCCGCGCTAGCGGCGCGCATTTCGCATTGCGACCCATACAACTTACCCTCTCACGGCGGACATGCCCCCGTGCCGGGTGGCGTCCTGACCTGCCATCGTCCCCCGAACACAAGCAGGGGTTCGGGAATGACACATCAATGGCCGGACGATCACGTCAAGGCGTTCGAGATTGCGCGGGCGGGGGCGCCCGAAGATCACGAAGCCGAAGTGCAGAAGCGTGTCGACGACGCTGTCGCTGCCTTCAAGTTGTCGCTTGCCGAAGCAAGGGGGTGTGGGCGTTGTCCGTGGATAGATTGGGCTACGGGCAAGCCTGCCGACCCGCAGCCGATTGCGATGCCGCCTGCCGATGATGTCCTGGATATCCTTAGAGGCCTGAAGACAGTCGTAGGCGGTCAAGTCGTTCCCGTGTCTCCGCAGCAAGCCGATCCCCGCGCAACTCAATCTGATAGTTGAGTTCTCGTCTGATGCTGCCGGCTAGGGCGGCGTCATGGCTGATGATGCCTCTCAGTACGCTAGCCGCTAGGATCATGAACGCTTCGGTGGCGGGGTCGTCGTTCGGTTCGTTGTTCTGCTTGGTTTCTTTGCTCATCGTCTTCTCCGGTCGCGCTATTGATTCGCACTCCGCACTCTACCGGAAAGCAAAAGGCCCGGACGCTCCCGCAGCGTGCCGGGCCTTTTCGCGTCTGCGTCCCATAAATCATCCCCCAGGGGGCAGGTGCCCCCGCTCCGCGATCTGCGCTGCTCGTGCAGTGTCGCGTCATGAGCAAAAAACGCGAATACATGACCATCAGGACGGCCCTCAATGCCAGCGGCGACGCGGCACCGGAGTGGATCGAGCTATTGCCTGCTGGGCCTCAGATCATCGGGCGTGATGGCCGGTCGTGGCGCATGACCGATCCTGACGTTGTGATCGCGGCCAGCCGCGCCAACGGCGCGATCCACATCGACTATGAGCACGCTAGCGAGACCAAGGCGTCCAAGGGCGACGAGGCCCCGGCTGCCGGTTGGGTGTCAGAACTGGAAGCGCGCAACGGCGCGATCTGGGGTCGTGTCGAGTGGACGCCGCGCGCGGCCAATATGATTTCGTCGCGTGAGTACCGGTTCCTCTCGCCCGTGTTCGTGTTCGACACCGGCAACCTGCAAATCCTCAGCCTCGTTTCGGCGGGTCTCACCAACCGGCCCAATCTCGACATGACCGCGCTCAATCGCGCCGAAGACAACCCCGACCCCGCAACAGGAAAGCCCCTCATGAACATCGAACAGATCAAGGCGCTCAATCGCTCGCTCGGCCTTGCCGAAGAAGCCAGCCCAGCCGCCACGCAGGCAGCCGTCGACGCACTCAAGGCCAGTACGGCCACCGCGCTGAACGCCGCGCAGTCTCCCTCGCTCGACCGGTTCGTGCCGCGCGCCGACTTTGATGCGCTCAAGGTGCGCGCCGAGACGAGCGAGACCGCGCTGAACAAAATCAAGACCGATGGTCTGACCGCTGAAATCAACGCCGCTGTCGACGCAGCGGTTGCTGCCGGCAAGATCACGCCCGCCACGAAGGACTATCACATCGCGAGCTGCAAGGCCGCTGGCGGGGTCACTGCCTTCAAGGCCTACGTCGACGCCACGCCATCGCTGACCGGCGCGTCTGTGCTCGACAAGAAAGACCCGCCCAACACCGGCACCGGCGCGCTGACCGCCGACGAGATCGCGGTCTGCCGCAATCTCGGCATGTCGGAAGCTGATTTCCAAAAGGCGAAAGCCGCCTAACCCGAATACCCCCCCAGCGAGACGTACCGCGTAGAGGGGCTGCACAGGTAACCAGCGTCGCAGCCCCTCATCCCCTTTTCAAACCCGCCTCATAGGATGCTTCCCATGGCAGCACTGACCAAAGACCGATCCACCCCCGCCCGCGACGGCACCTACCGCGAGTTCCCCGTCAAGGCCGGCGTCAAGATTTTCGCTGGCGCGCAGATGGTCCACACCGGCGGCTTTGCCAAGCCCGGCGTGACCGGCGTTGGCCTGACCGCCATCGGTCGCGCCGACCACTTCGTCGACAACACCAACGGTGCCGATGGCGACGTGGCCGTTCGCGTCCAGCGCGGCAAGGCGTTCCGCTACGACAACCTCGCGACTGACCTCGTGCCGCGCAGTGCCATCGGCGGCACTTGCTACATCGTCGACGACAACACCGTTGCCGCCACCCACGGCGTCAATACCCGCTCCGCCGCTGGCACCGTCGTCGATGTCGATGACGACGGCGTGTGGGTTCAGGTCTGATCTGACCCTCTGACGTTCCACTAGCCCGGCGCGGATTGCGCAGGGACTACCGTTTTCAATCTTGCAAAAGGCATAAGCCGATGATCATCAATCAAGGCAATCTCGCGAACCTGTTCATCGGCTACAAAGCCGCATTCAACAACGGGTTTGATGGCGTCAAGCCGAGCTATACGCGGATAGCGACCGTGGTCCCGTCGACCACTAAGTCGGAAAAATATGCTTGGCTCGGGCAAGCCCCGCGCATCCGCGAATGGCTCGGCGACCGCGTCGTCACCAACATCTCGGCACACGACTACTCCATTGCCAACAAGAGCTTCGAGAGCACGATTGCGGTCGACCGCGACGATATCGAAGACGACAGCTTCGGCGTCTATGCGCCGCTGATGACAGAACTTGGCCGCTCCATCGCCGTATTCCCTGACGAGTTGGTGTTCGGCATCTTGAGCCGGGGCTTTACGGAAACCTGCTACGACAAGCAGCCTATGTTCTCGGCGAACCACCCTGTCACGAACGAAAAGGGCAAGGAGGTCGCCGTCTCGAACATGCAGGCTGGCGCGTCTGCGCCGTGGTTCCTGCTCGATACCAGTCGCGCCCTGAAGCCGGTCATCTTCCAGAACCGCCGGAAGTTCGACTTTATCGCGAAAACGGACCCCAAGACCTCCGATGAAGTGTTCAACACCAAGCAGTTCATTTACGGCACCGATGGCCGCTGCAACGTTGGCTTCGGCTTCTGGCAGATGGCGTTTGGGAGCAAGGCAGCGCTCACGAAAGAGAACTTCCGCGCGGCCCGCACCGCCATGATGAACATGACCGGCGACAATGGCCGTCCGCTTGGCCTCATGCCCAACCTGCTCGTCGTCGGTACGTCGAACTCTGATGCCGCCCGCGACATCATCCTCGCCGAACGGCTGCCGAACGGCGCGACCAACACCGACCGCAACTTGGTCGAGATTTTCCAGACCCCTTGGCTGGCCTGATCTAGGCCCGCCCACGACCTGCCCTTGCGGGCAGTAACCGGGACGCCCCGTATGAGGCGTGACTAGGGGGAGAGACCCCACCTGTTTTGTAGCGTCCGTTGCGTTCCGCGTCCCCGTCCCCCGCACGGGCTGACGGCCCGGCGGTCTGACCCCGCCGCCGGGTCCGTTTCTTGTCCTGAAAGAGCGCCCCGCCATGCCCTACGCCAGCGAACAGGACATCATTGATATTTACGGCGCGCCCCGGCTCGATATGCTGGCGGACATCGACGCCAACGGCACCCGCGACGCCGCCAAGATCGAGCGCGCGCTGAACACAGCCTCCGACGTGATCGACGGCTACATCTCCAACCGCTATGCGCTGCCCCTTCCGCGCGCCTCCGGCGTGCTGCGCGATTGCTGTGTCTCCATCGCGGTCTACCGCATGGCGAGCGACCCGACGCTGATGGGCGAAGACGTGCGTCAGCGCTACGAAGACGCGATTGCGTTTCTGAAAGACGTTGCCAAGGGCGTCGCCGGTCTGGGATCCATTCCAACCAGCGCGCAATCTGCCGCCGCAGCCGCCAGTGGCGCGCCGCCGCTGGCTTCGCCGCAAACCGTTCTCGTCGAAAGCACGCCGCGCCTTTTTGGTCGCGAACTGCTTCGGAGGCTGTGATGCCGTTCTCCCGACCGCTCACCGTCAGTAATCCGCCACCGCTTGCTGGCATCGCCAGCGCCATTGCTGCATTGATCTACGCGGCGCTGATCGGCCTGCTGGCACTCGCCGCGATGACCTGGCGTGAGGACGCCGTAGGCTCTGTCGCCCGTGTCATGGTGTCGATGATCGGGACCGCGCTGCTTGTCGCGGGGCACCGGCCATGACCGGCGTCGTCCTCAACGTCACGATGGACGGCTCGTTCGACCGCCTCACGCGGCGGGTGGACAACCTTGCAGCCCTCAATCGCACACTCGTGCTCGACGGGCTGGGTCAGATCGGCGAGATGCAGACCAAGCGCCGCATCGCGTCTGAGAAGACCGCGCCGAACGGCACGCCGTGGCGGCCTAACCGCCGTGGCACTTCGATCCTCGTGCAACAGGGCTTCCTGCGCGACAGCATCCATCACGCCGTCGACGG